GTAGGGTGTTATGCATCTTGTTGACATGTTAGAAATTTGGAGTTCCAAATTTAGGCATTGGCCTAACTGCTTTTATTTTATGCATTATTTGACAATATAAATTGTCTTCTCCATCTTGAACTGCGAATATTCTTTCGACTTGTTCTGGTGTACATTCTATAAATGCTTGGTTTAAGGCTGGTTGAGTTGCAAAGATTCTGCCTAGATGCCAATAATCTAATACTGTCCTAAAGTCTCCAGCTACACGTGATGGTTGATATTTGTATTCGGCATAACGTGGTACGTATCCGAATGTATCTGCGCCTGTTGCAGTATATGCAAAGAGCTCATTGTTTTGTACTGGTTGTTCGCCAATGTGTGCAAATGAAGGCCAAAAGAAATCCAAAGGATCGTTTTTAAGATATGTTTTTGGAATTCCTTGTTGGTATGCAGGTTGTGGCATTACGGACATAATACCGATAATGTATCCATGTTCTTCACAAAAATAATTACCATATTTTCCTGTTGATACTGCTACACCATGACCTGCCATATTTCCTTGTGGTTCATCTAATGTTGATGATGTGTTTAATACTTCTGATATAATAACCGGTGTTTTTAATCCAGTTATATATTCTGGTCTTTGTAATCTTTTATCTGATGATCTAACACCGAAATGCATTAATATGTTTTCAATGTATCTTGTTCCGCCTCTAGCATTTTTTTCTAACCATTCTTGTAATCTAAATGCTCTTCGTAAGTCATTTATTGTTGTAGGTTGTATATCTATGTCTGATGTTTTTGCAATCATTTCTGGTGTACCAATGGTTGATACTCCTGCTGATGAGCCAATTGTTTGTGAATTTGTTCCATCATATGTTACTGCTGTATGTGCGTTTTCTAATGAGTTCCAGTTTACTGCAACGTCATTGTCTATTGATCCAATAGGGATATCTACTGCTGTTCCTTTTTGTGCAAAGGGTAGGGATGCTGTAAAATAATCATGATCCCATGCTCTATTTCTCATTGTTACAAAACGAAGATCGTTTGGTAATAAGCCTTGATTTCCATCTGCTAATTTGTAATCTACTTCTGGTACTAAATTTTCGTCTCTATAATACTCGTTGTATATTGCTTGGTATGCTGCAAATGGCAATGCATTTATATTTGTTACTGTTGATGTAGCATCTGTTGGTGGAACTCCCATGTAATCAATAAATCGTCTATAATTGTTCCAATATGATGATGGGCCGTAGTCTAATGTTGGTAATACATGTGGTGTATTTGCATCTACTATGAATTTTTCCCAATTGTCCCAAGTTAATCTGTTAGGTACAAAAAAATAGTGTACTGATACGTCCATGCGGTGCATTACCGGTGCGACCATAGGGGCGAATCTAATAAGACTATCGCAGCCTATTTGAAAGCTGTCGCCTGGTACACATTCTGTTACTAGTACTGGTGTTAATTGTCCCATTTTCATGGACATTTTTACGTCATGACTTAAGTCGAAGACGTTTTTTTTCGGTTTTTCTAGTTGTACCGAATTGAAGATGTTTTTTCCCATTGTTGTTGGTTTTTTGTTGATAAGTTTTTGAATTAAAGACGAATTCCGCCACGACTAACATAGTACGTGCGTAGTTTTTTGCTCTTTCCTTTAGAGTAGGTTCCTCTTTTTTTGTAGCTTTTGCTACGTTTTCTGTAAGCCATGTTGTTGATTTTTAATTGTTTATAATTCTATTTAACATAATGTTTTGCTTATAATTAACATACAGTTAAATATGTTTCAGTAAGTTATGGTTTTTATTTGATATTTTATTTTAATCCCCTACCCTAGTAGGGTTATTTAGTCATTGCTGTTAATAATATTTTTATTATTGATGTTGTTAAACCAGATGTTGGGCCTACCCAATCATCTATTTGTTGTTTCCATTTTGCTTCTATTGAAGATATGTTATTTTTATTAATTAAGCCTTTGTTAATTAGTTGTATTTGTTCTTGCATAAATCCATTTATAGCTAATTTAGATTGTTGATTTAATGCATTGTATTTATTGTTTACTACAAGTTGTTTTACTTCTTGTTCTAACTTTTGGTATTCTAACCCTTGTAATGATTGTTTTAACCTGTTCATGTTTGTATCTGCCATAATATTATCTATTTTGGCTTGAGTTGCTTGATTAGTTAAACCTTTTGTTTGCATTGAATCTTCTTTTGTGCCTTCTGCTATATCGTTGGCTATTTTAAGACCACGAATTTGTTCTTTTTGTATTTCTAATGCGTTTTGTTGTTGTTGTACCCCAAAGTATTGGGATACTATTTGTCCTCCGTCGATTTGTGGTGCATTTGGTGACCATGATTTTGTGTCTGTTGATCGTACGGGTTGTGATATTGAGTTAGCACCTCCACCATATATAAGGTGGGGGGATAGTCCGGCTTCTTTTAATCGAGCCATTTGTTGTAGTGGTGCGTTATACTCATTTGTTCTTGCCCAGTCCGCTAATGCGTCTGTACGTTGTTTTTGGTACATTGCTTCGTTCCACTCGCGTGTTTTTCTGTTTGTTGCCCCTTGTGATATTGCGTTTACTACTGATGTTCCTGCTGATATAAGTGCAGGTATTGCTGCTGCTGGTAGTGGCATGTTTTTGTTTTTTTTGTGTTTTTAATTGACTCTAGGTCGTTTTTTTGTGTTATTCGTGCTTTTGTCCTTGTCGTACCTTCGCGTCCTTTTTTACTCATTTACACTGGTTTTTTAACCTAGTGTCAATTAGCACTAATATATCAAGTTGTATTAGTGCTTTTCTGCCGCGCTTCGCTTGCCTTCCACTTTGTCGGGGATCGGCGAAGCCGTCCCCTAAAAAGTGGTGTTTTTTAGAGTTTTTACGTTTTACTCTTGGTTTTCATCGACTACGTCGGTGATTTTGTGTTTATTTTTGGCGTCTTTTTTTTCTTTTAACGCTTTAAACTTTTCGTTTAATTGTTGTAATTCTTCTCTAGCTGCTGTTGCTAATTCTTCGCGTTCCGCTAAATCTAATGTGTCAGGATCCTTTGCGTATCCTTCTCCGTCTTCCCATAATGGTGTTTTTGTACCGTCAATAGGTAAACCTTTTGCGTATCGTGTTAATATCTCACGCATTGACATTGTTTGATCTGGGATTGTTTCTGAAGGTTGGTTATTAACTTCTCCTTTGTATGGAAATTCTTTAGCATTTCCACTGTTTTTAATTGTTCTCATAGTTTTTGTCTTTGTAATGATTGTTTTTTGTTTCTACGAAATTGGTTTAAATGTCTTTGTACTATATGGAAATCGAAATTTTCGATTCCTATCTCCTTTAATAAGTCGTCTGTTTGTTTTTCGGCTAATTGTTTCATATGTATTGAAATCATAAATTTTTCGCCGTCTTTATACATTTTGTCTTTGTAGTATCTTGGCATTGATGCCTTTTTTCCACCTGGTAATGGAAGATACATTCGTTCTTCTAATTTATTTTTATGCCATTTTATGGCCTGTGGTGTAAGATAAGATTTTCCTAATCCTTTTGACATTATTGAAAATTCTTTTTGTCTATCGTCTTGTTGATGCATTGGAATTTGTTTTTCTTTTGATATATATTTTAAAGTATACCCAATACTAGCATCGTTAACATCGCCAAAATGGCAATGACCGATAGTAGTATTATTAAGATTCCAAGCGCTCTCAACGCTGTTACAATTACCATTAAAAAGGATAATATGATAATGTGGGCGTTGCGTTTTATCGCCATATTCGCCCACTGCGTAGTAAGATATTTTTTCATTGGTTAATTTTCTTAATCGTTTGAAAAATTTTTGTAAATCTGTTTTACGTAATGTTTGTAATCCGTTTTCTGTTGTTGGCACGTTTAATTCGTCGTATGTTAAGGTAACGAATTGTGATGTGTTGCTTACTTGGCCATGTTTTGTTAATCGGAAACTCCACCCCGAAATCCTTCTCTTTTGACAGGGTGGGCATTTCCCACATGGAAAAGGAATGTAGCCCATTGTGACTCCATTCACTATTTCCATTTTTTTGTAGTAGGGTGTTATGCATCTTGTTGACATGTTAGAAATTTGGAGTTCCAAATTTAGGCATTGGCCTAACTGCTTTTATTTTATGCATTATTTGACAATATAGATTGTCTTCTCCATCTTGAACTGCAAATATTCTTT